TCAGGGGTTAATAAGGCACTGGTTGCGGATGTACTCCTGCAGCCCCGCTAGCTGCTTGTTGCTCGTTTCAATGCGCTCCCGGAGACGAAAATAATCCCGTTCAGCGGCGTCAGTAAGTCCGGGGGCGCCAGCATCATCCAGCCCGGTGGTGGAGGTGGGACGAGGCACTGTTTTGCAGGTTGCGCTGACGCGCAGCCGCCGAGCGCCAGCAGCCACATCACGCTGCAGAGTTTCAATGGTGAGCCTGGCATCGGTTAACTCCTCGCTATAGTGAGCATCAAGCCCCGCGACCGCCCGCTGGCGTTGCACAAGGTTTTGCAGCGCAGTCTTCTGTTGAGCAAGCTGCTGTATAGCAGTCTCAGCTCTTTGCTTTTGAACATCATAGCGCTGATGAAACCACCAGCTGCTGGCGATAAGCAGGGCAAAAACCGCCAGCACAATCGTGGTTACCGGCTTCATTTTTCCGCCTCCGGCCAGGTACAAAGCTGATACTCCACCTCACGGCGGTTGATAAGCCCTTGCCACTGTTTACCGCCCGCCCATATCCATTTTTTCAAGCCAGCGCAGGCCTGCTCGTAATTTCTGCCGTTTAACGTCCTGAGCACGGAGGAGTGCAGAAAAGCAGTCGTGCCGACGTTATAGGTAAAACTGATTAATGCCGCGCGTTGGTACTCACTAACAGGGACGGTAACCGCTATTGAGACCACCTGCGCTGCGGGACGGAGATCGTTATCAAGCAAGGCCCTACACTCTGATGAGCTGTAAGTTTTATCGGGAATAATGTCTTTGCCGGTATGGCCGTAGCACACCGTGAGCACCCCGGCGACGTCGTGATAAGGCGTGTAGCTCATGCCTTCAAGTTCGGGCAGTATCGAGCCTGCGATGGTCAGAGCGCCCGCCCCTGACAATCCGAATAATGCTTTTCTGAGTCCAGGGGAGAGGGCCATTAGCTGCCTGCCTTTTTCAGTACCTCGCTGACTGCCCTGATAATCTCAATCTGCTCGGCTCGGTTTAGGGTATGCAAGTCATCCACCAGCGTCTGGAGGATACGGGTGCGCTTTTGGTCTTCAAGGTGCTGTCGGCGGGCATCCATCCTGCCCCCCAGCCACGAAGCCAGTGAAATAAGTACGCTAAGCAGTCCGAATATCATGTAGACCATATCCTGTGTCGTGATACCCAGACCGGCGGCAAGCGCCGCCAGCCACGCAAAAGACTGCGTGACCAGATTTGCGGGTTGGTCATTCATGGGAGAACCTTCGGTTGAAGTGTCGAACTGCCGTTGGGGTAAAGAAGCGGTGTTAAATCAGCGGAATAGATTTTCCGCGTTGGGTTTGCTTGCCGGTCGCTTCCGGTAAGCCGGATTCGGTGCGCGGCGCGGCCTGATAAACGCTTTTTTGCCTGGCGTCTAACCTCTGGCGCAGCCGCTGATGATGCTCTGCCTCCTGGATGATTTGCAGGCCATAAATGTTAATGACCTCCAGCGCTTTGTCAGGCCGGGACGTAAGTTTGCGGGTTAACGAGAGAATGGGCCTTACGTCAGGTTTTGCCATCACCCCCACTAAAAGTGGGTTAGCGGCTTTCCAGACGGCCTGCTTAGCTTCGCGGCGCTGGCGACGACGTGTCTGTGCGTCCATACAACCTCCTGTCAATCAACTTTGGTGATATCTCTCTGATATCCCAAAGCTTCTTGCTTTGGTGTATGCGCCCTTTTTCAGGGCCTGATGTTAAGGAGCGTTCACTTGCCTTGTGAGTCGGTGCGTCCTGCCGATGAATTGATATTGAACCAATAGTACAATTACGTCAAGAACCAAAAGTACGAATTATTTCGAAAAAAGTTCAGAACAATGGTTAACCATTGATTAATAACACTATTATTGTAAAGAATTAGCATTCTAGTTGCGGCAAGGGCGCCAGCCTCAGGAGCTTACCTGGGTAAGTGACTGGGGCTGGAGAGTGCAGCCAACACGGCTGCAGCTTGAAGGATGAGTTACCTCAGGCGTGACGGCGAATCGAATGGCTATACATCACCCGGCCAATAATTTTGAGATGCTGTTCGTTCTCTTCGCTGATGCGCCAGTCGGCATATTTAGGGTTGTCAGAACGGACCAGCAGGCAGTCGTGGGTCATCTGCAGGCGCTTCACCAGCAGCTGGCCCTTATAAAGAAACACGTAAATCCCGTCCCCGTCGAAGTAGTCCTTGGCGATATCGACAAAGATGTAATCACCCAGCTCAATGGTACCGGACATACTGTCGCCGGTGACGGTAATTACCTTGATCGTCGACGCCGGACGGTGGCCGAACAGTTCCAGCGCCTCCTGGCTGTCGTAAACAATGTGGTTGATTGTTTCTGTCACTTCGCTGGAAATCAGCCGCCCAGGACCTGCGCTGGCTTCGATATCCAGCACATCGATGCGGAACCCCTGCTCTTCAGGCGGCTGGAAATTGTAGATTACCGCCTCCTCTGAATGGGCCGCATTTTCACGCCCTTCGGGGACATAGCCACTTTCGCTCCCGTGCTGCAGCCAGAGAACGTCCGTCTTAAGAAAGGTCGCCAGTTCGTACATTTTGTCCTGTCTGGGGATGGCTTCAGCATTAAGCCACTTGCTGACGGCCTTGGAGGAAACGCCCAGCGCGCGCGCTATTGCCATACCGCGCCCAAACTCATCGAGGTTTGCTTCGCTGCAGGCCTGCGCCAGCCTGCGGGAGAATGCTTCGCGCAGTTGTTCTCTCTGTACCATAAGTACGATCCCACCGTGTTTTTCGTGACCAATAGTTCAATGATAACACGTACTGAAAGTACACAAAGCACAAAACTTAAAGGCTCAGTGTCATTGGGGATGATCTGCTTTTGTGGTAAAGTGCGCGCCATCGAAACTTCCTTGCTTAAGCAGCTTCGTTTAACCAAACTTAATACTGGTTAAATATACATGTTTTTTGCAATTTTTCGAGTGCGTAACATGAATATATCTTTTGGATCGGCGGGTTCAGGTAACAGGTTGAAATGGCGTTATTAATTACGAAGAAGTGCATCAACTGCGATATGTGCGAGCCGGAGTGCCCGAACCAGGCTATCTCGATGGGGGAGGCTATCTACCAGATCGATACCGACCGCTGCACGGAATGCGTTGGCCATTACGAAACCCCGACCTGCCAGAAAGTCTGCCCCATTCCCGGGACGATTATCAGCGACCCGGCGCACAAAGAAAATGAAGAGCAGCTGTGGGATAAGTTCGTGCTGCTCCATCATGCGGATAAACTCTAGCTTTCGATGATCACCGTCGCGCAGGCGTAATGACGTTCGTCCGCCAGCGTAACGTGCACCGAGCGCACGCCCATTTTTGCCGCCAGCCGTTCCGCCTCTTCCCAAAACCGCAGCTGAGGCTTGCCAAGCGGGTCGTTAAACACTTCAAACTGATTAAACGCCAGCCCGTTGCGAATGCCGGTGCCAAACGCTTTAGCCGCTGCCTCTTTTACCGCAAAACGCTTAGCCAGAAAACGCACCGGCTGCTGATGAGCCTGATACTGAGCCCATTCGTTCTGGCTCAGCACGCGTTTCGCCAGCCTGTCACCCGAGCGGGAGATTACGCTCTCAATGCGCGCAATCTCCACGATATCCGTGCCGAGGCCAAGAATCGCCATTAGCGACGCGCTTCCTGCATCAGGCGTTTCATTTCTGCCACGGCCTCTTTAAGACCGCTCATCACCGCACGACCGATAATCGCGTGGCCAATGTTCAGCTCATGCATTTCAGGAATACGCGCAATAGCCTGGACGTTGTGGTAGGTGAGGCCGTGGCCCGCATTAACCTTCAATCCTTTAGCCGCCGCATAGCTCGCCGCTTCGGCGATACGCGCCAGTTCTTTGGCCTGGGTCGCTTCATCTTCTGCGTCCGCGTAGCAGCCGGTGTGAATTTCAATGTAAGGCGCGCCAACGGCAACCGCGGCGTCAATCTGCGCGTGGTCGGCGTCAATAAACAGAGAGACCAGAATACCTGCGTCAGCCAGGCGCTGGCAGGCATCACGCATCTTGTCCAGCTGGCCGGCGACATCAAGGCCGCCTTCGGTGGTCACTTCCTGACGCTTTTCCGGTACCAGGCAGCAGAAATGCGGCTTCGTCTGGCAGGCAATACCGATCATCTCTTCGGTGACGGCCATTTCAAGATTCATGCGGGTATCGAGGGTTTCACGCAGAACGCGAACGTCACGGTCGGTGATATGGCGGCGATCTTCACGCAGGTGAACGGTAATACCGTCTGCTCCCGCCTGCTCCGCGATAAACGCAGCCTGAACCGGGTCCGGGTACGCCGTGCCGCGCGCGTTACGCAGGGTAGCGATGTGATCGATGTTGACGCCTAACAGTAATTGAGCCATGACAATCCTCAGAGTTCGCAGACAGATGCCGGGCAGTGTACACCTGCCGGGGAAAGCCTGGCTACGTTCTGTGATTACTGTGAGCTATCCGAAGGTTCAGGTGGCGTTTTTTTAGGCACAAACTGGCGAAACAGCTCGCGGCTTTTGAGGGGCTTGCCCTGCAGATAAGGCTTGAGGGCCATGCGGGTGAAACGTTTGGCGGCGCGCAGCGTGTCGGCGTCCGGAAATTCGCGTTCGGCAAGCGCTCTGAGCTGGCGCCCGGTAAAGCTGCTGTTGCCAATCACTATGCTGGCAATAAAGCCTTTCTCTTCGCGGTAGGTGTAGGTCATGGTGTCATCAACACCCTCGCCGCTGCCGGCGCAGTGCAGGAAGTCCACGCCGTAACCCAGATGCCCCAGCAGCGCCAGCTCAAAACGGCGCAACGCAGGCTCCGGTGTACCGGTAGCTCCGGCTAAGGCCTGGATACAGTGGAGATAGTCAAAAAACAGCTCGGAAAAGCGGGTTTCCTGCTCAAGCACGCGAGCCACCAGCTCATTCACGTACAAGCCGCTGTAGAGTGAGATACCACTAAGGGGAAGGGCCAGAGAGACCGCTTCGGCGCTGCGCAGCGTTTTGACTTCGCCACGGCCGCCCCAGCGAACCAGCAGAGGGGTAAAAGGCTGTAAAGCGCCTTTCAGATTAGAACGTTTGGAGCGCGCACCTTTGGCAATCAGGCGGACGCGTCCGGACTCTTCGGAAAACAGGTCGAGTAGAAGGCTGGTTTCACTCCAGGGGCGACTATGCAGGACAAAAGCCCGTTGCCAGCCTTCCATGAGATTAGCTCAGGTCGTCGGTATAACCGAGGCTGCGCAGCGCACGCTCGTCGTCGGCCCAGCCGGACTTCACTTTCACCCACAGTTCGAGGTGCACTTTGGCTTCGAACATCTCTTCCATGTCTTTACGGGCTTCGATACCGATGGTTTTGATTTTGGCGCCTTTGTTGCCAATCACCATCTTCTTCTGCCCTTCGCGCTCAACGAGGATCAGCCCGTTGATGTCGTAGCCGCCGCGCTCGTTAGTCACAAACTGCTCAATCTCCACGGTCACGGAGTATGGCAGTTCGGCGCCCAGGAAACGCATCAGTTTTTCACGGATGATCTCAGAGGCCATAAAGCGCTGGGAGCGGTCGGTAATGTACTCTTCCGGGAAATGGTGAATAGCTTCCGGCAGATGCTTACGCACGATCCCGGCGATGGTATCGACGTTCATTCCGGTTTCCGCAGAAATTGGCACGATGTCGAGGAAGTTCATCTGGCTACCGAGGAATTGCAGATGCGGCAGCAGAATGCTCTTGTCCTGAACGTTGTCGACCTTGTTCACCGCCAGAATGACCGGCGCACGGCTGTCGCGCAATTTGTTGAGCACCATTTCGTCGTCCGGCGTCCAGCGGGTACCTTCAACCACGAAGATAACCAGCTCGACATCACCGATAGAACTGCTCGCGGCACGGTTCATCAAACGGTTGATGGCGCGCTTTTCTTCCATATGCAGCCCTGGGGTATCGACGTAAATTGCCTGATACGGCCCTTCGGTATGGATGCCCATGATACGGTGACGCGTGGTCTGCGCCTTACGCGAGGTAATGGAAACTTTCTGCCCAAGCAGCTGGTTCAGCAGCGTGGATTTGCCGACGTTCGGACGGCCAACGATGGCCGCGAAGCCGCAATAGGTTTTTTCTTCGCTCATTCCAGCTCCAGCTTTTTCAGCGCCTGCTCAGCTGCAGCCTGTTCCGCCTTACGGCGGCTTGAACCAGTCCCTACGACTGGCTCAGGCAGGCCACTCACCTGACAGTGAATGGTAAATTCCTGATCGTGCGCCTCACCACGCACCTGCACTACCAGATAAGACGGCAGCGGCAGATGGCGACCCTGCAGGTATTCCTGCAAGCGCGTTTTCGGATCTTTTTGCTTGTCGCCTGGACTGATTTCGTCGAGACGGGTCTGATACCACGAGAGGATCAGACGCTCAACGTTCTGAATATCACTGTCGAGGAAGACCCCACCGATCAGCGCTTCCACTGTATCGGCAAGAATCGATTCGCGACGGAAGCCTCCACTTTTCAGCTCTCCAGGCCCAAGACGCAGGCACTCGCCCAGCTCAAATTCACGAGCGATTTCCGCCAGCGTATTGCCACGCACCAGCGTCGCGCGCATGCGGCTCATGTCGCCCTCATCTACGCGAGGAAAACGGTGATACAGCGCATTCGCGATAACGTAGCTGAGAATGGAGTCACCCAAAAACTCAAGACGCTCGTTGTGTTTGCTGCTGGCACTCCGGTGGGTTAATGCCTGTTGCAACAGATCCTGATGTTGAAAAGTGTAGCCCAGCTTACGCTGCAGCCTGGTTATTACGATGGGATTCATGCGATACCAAAATTAATGAATGCGTCAACTATTCAGCACACGGAACAGACCTGAAAAAAAGAAACCAACGCTGTTTCGTGTGCCGTGGCCCCCTTTCGGGAGCCAATCTTTAAAGGCGGGAATATTCTATACACAACGACAGGGGATGTCGTTAGTTTGTGGGATTTAATTGTTTAATGAATGCCACCAATTCGGTTCAAACGAACACCTGTTGGCCACTCACCTTCTTGTTTTTCGAAACTCATCCAAATTGCCGTCGCTTTACCGACCAGATTTTGCTCCGGAACAAAGCCCCAATAACGGCTGTCGGCGCTGTTGTCGCGGTTATCACCCATCATGAAGTAATGACCCGGCGGAACAATCCACGTCGCCAGCGGTAGACCCGACTGTTGGTAATACATCCCAACCTGATCCTGTGCAATTGGCACCGTCAGAATGTTATGCGTGACATCCCCCAACGTCTCTTTGCGTTCGCTTAGACGTACACCGTCATCACGGGTCTGGTCTTTAGGCATCTGGAAGAAACCGGAGGTCGCTTCACTGCCATTGCGGCGGGCAAACGTCTGCACAAAATCACTGGCTTCCGCGTTGGAATAGGTGATCGGAAGCGCGTTGCCACAGGCCTGGCCGGAACTGCAGTTCGGCTGAACGGTGACTTCTTTGGACTGCGGATCGTAGCTGACACGATCGCCAGGTAAGCCGACAACGCGCTTAATATAATCCAGGCGCGGATCTTCCGGATATTTAAATACGGCAATATCGCCGCGTTTAGGGTGCCCGGTTTCAATTAAAGTCTTCTGATAAATCGGGTCTTTAATTCCGTAAGCAAACTTCTCTACCAGAATAAAATCGCCGATTAACAGCGTTGGCATCATCGAACCGGATGGGATCTGGAACGGCTCATAAATAAATGAACGTACCACCAGTACAATCGCCAGTACCGGGAACACGGAAGCGCCGGTTTCGAGCCAGCCCGGTTTCGGGCCGACTTTCTTCAACGTCTTTTTGTCCAGTGCATCACCGGTTGCAGCCTGCGCTGCCGCCTGTTTTTCACGACGTTTTGGTGCAAAGATAAACTTATCCAGACACCATAAAATGCCCGTCACCAGCGTGGCTACCACGAGGATCAAAGCAAACATATTCGCCATGCCAACTCCTTAGATTATTTGCCGTCTTTGCCGACATGCAGAATGGCGAGGAACGCTTCCTGAGGCAGCTCGACGTTACCGACCTGCTTCATACGCTTCTTACCGTCTTTCTGTTTCTGCAACAGCTTTTTCTTACGGCTTACGTCACCGCCGTAGCATTTTGCCAGTACGTTTTTACGCAGCTGTTTCACCGTGGAACGCGCGATGATGTGGTTGCCGATGGCAGCCTGAATCGCGATATCGAACTGCTGGCGAGGGATAAGTTCTTTCATCTTCTCAACCAGTTCACGCCCACGGTAAGGCGCGTTATCGTTATGCGTGATAAGCGCCAGCGCATCGACGCGATCGCCATTTATCAGTACATCAACGCGCACCATGTTGGAAGCCTGGAAACGTTTGAAATTGTAATCCAGCGACGCATAGCCGCGGGAAGTGGACTTCAGACGGTCAAAGAAGTCGAGCACTACTTCCGCCATTGGAATTTCATAAGTCAGCGCCACCTGGTTACCGTGGTAAACCATGTTGGTCTGCACGCCGCGTTTTTCGATACACAGCGTAATGACGTTACCGAGGAATTCCTGCGGCAGCAGCATGTGACATTCAGCGATTGGCTCACGCAGTTCATCGATATTGTTTAACGGCGGTAGCTTGGATGGGCTATCCACGTACACAATTTCTTTGTTCGTGGTCTGCACTTCGTAAACAACGGTAGGCGCAGTCGTGATCAGGTCGAGATCGTATTCACGCTCCAGACGCTCCTGAATGATCTCCATGTGCAGCAGGCCGAGGAAGCCACAGCGGAAACCGAAGCCCAGCGCCGTTGAGCTTTCTGGTTCATAGAACAGGGAGGCGTCGTTCAGGCTAAGTTTGCCGAGCGCATCGCGGAAGTTTTCGTAGTCGTCGGAGCTAACCGGGAACAGGCCAGCATAAACCTGCGGCTTCACTTTTTTGAAACCTGGCAGTGCTTTTTCTGCCGGGTTACGTGACAACGTCAGGGTATCCCCCACCGGCGCGCCCAGGATGTCTTTAATTGCACAAACCAGCCAGCCTACTTCGCCGCACTTCAGTTCGGTACGGTCAATCTGCTTCGGCGTGAAGATGCCAAGGCGATCGGCGTTATACACCTGGCCAGTACTCATCACTTTAACTTTATCGCCCTTACGCAGCGTGCCGTTTTTCACGCGGATCAGGGAAACAACGCCGAGGTAGTTATCGAACCAGGAGTCAATAATCAGCGCCTGCAGCGGCGCGTCAGGATCACCTTCAGGTGCCGGGATATCACGCACCAGGCGTTCTAATACGTCCGGTACGCCAACGCCGGTTTTCGCGGAGCAGCGAACCGCATCGGCGGCGTCAATGCCGACGATGTCCTCAATCTCTTCGGCTACGCGCTCTGGGTCGGCCGCCGGCAGGTCAATTTTGTTCAGAACCGGAACCACTTCCAGGTCCATTTCCATCGCGGTGTAGCAGTTCGCCAGAGTTTGAGCTTCAACGCCCTGCCCGGCATCGACCACCAGCAGCGCACCTTCACAGGCCGCAAGCGAACGGGAAACTTCATAAGAGAAGTCAACGTGCCCAGGGGTATCGATGAAGTTGAGCTGGTAAGTTTCACCGTCGCCGGCTTTATAGTCGAGCGTAACGCTCTGCGCTTTGATGGTGATACCACGTTCGCGTTCCAGATCCATGGAGTCGAGGACCTGCGCGGCCATTTCACGGTCGGACAGGCCGCCGCAAATCTGGATGATACGGTCAGACAGCGTCGATTTACCGTGGTCGATGTGGGCAATAATAGAAAAATTTCTTATCTTCTTCATAAATATGAATTTATCATCTCGCTATGCGAATTGTTTCTTTTTGATGGACACGGCGGTGGACACTCCACGATAACCACCCCACCAACGAATGGCCTGCATATTACACGGTAGTGACTAACTCGTCACCACGTCATAGGGTTAAAGGCTTTACCACTAACTACTGGTTGATTGATGATGGGAAGGAAACACTCGGCACAACGAAAAATCCCATAAATAGCATATCTCATATCCGGCGTGAGGATTTACTTCCCTCGGCCTAGCGAAAAGCTTCCGGTTCCGTCTGCAGATATGCGCACGTTTGCGATTAAAGGCACTACTGGCGATCGTTGCTGCGTTCCTGGATTCTGGGATGGAAAATGGCGGGTTATCTCTCTCCCTGAGCATGAGAGATCAGGCAAGAAAAAATACTACACATTTCAGTTTATTACGTGATTATTTTGCTAAATTTAGCGTATCCATTAATTTCAATTATTATGTTCTTCTTATGCTGGAAGAATCTTGCACTAATCGCCTCTCACTTATGAGACATCCAACCCGACCACCCAGCCGGTTTTTTGTTGCCGTCATTTTGCCAGGAGAACCGCTGGAGAGAAAGGGGGGGAATTAATGCCAACAATCACACTACCCGTTCATTCTGCACGCTTACATCTATAATGAATGTAGGTCTGTCGTCAGCAAACTCTACTCTTATTTGAGTGGCCGTTAGCCCAAAGTAGTCCATGATTTTTTTCGTATGCCTGCCTGTTGTTGTACCCAAAAATTTATCTTTTTTAATTAAAGTAATATGATTACCATCCACATCCTCTCCTTCCCTTTCTATGAATTCTTTGTTAAAACCATATTCGGCATCTCCATAATCTGTATAAAATTCTAGGTTCACAACATTGTTTCGAATAATTTTTTCAGGAAGTTCACCGTAGAAACCATTTTCTGCTGAAACTTTATTGTATTGAATAATAGCGATATCACTCGCCTGATATTGATGCGCAGGTTGTCTTTGACGATTACTGCCAGGATTTTTATAGTTTGAGTCAAAATTCCACTCTTTCTCTGAGAAAGTATTTACAAATCGTCCAGGCTCATTTTCACCCTCTTTAAAAGTCGTTTCAATGTAATACTGCTTGCTTTCATTATCATATCTGGTTTGGTGTTTCAACCTAGCCTCTAAGCTACGTAACCTATTTTGTGTTTCTATGTTGCTTACTCCAGGAAATTTAATTGTCTCTTTATGAACATCGCTGGTTGTTGTTTTTGTGATTTCTTGCATTTCAATTTCCTCATGTCGGTTCGGCTTTAGGCTTGACTGTGATTTCCCACCACCTTCCAACCCAACCTTTATCCATCCAGACTGAGGGGTTTTAATTGCACTCCCATAAGGGAAAATACCGGATCGAATTTCATCCCAGTAAAAGAGTTCGTAAAGATTATCACTTCCTTGTGTTTTTTTTGCATAAATATCATATACTTTAAATCCATCCACTGGTCCCTTCACGTCTGTTATTTCATATCCATTTTGTTGCATCATTATTTTTACGCGATCTTTTTCGAGCTTACGCCTCACAATATTATTGTGCTGTAAAATTTCTTTCTGTTCTCTAACCTCACTATTATCTCCTTTATTTTTTTCTGAATCTATTTTTTTTGCTAATATTTTATTTTCTTTATCTAAGCTTTCAATTATCCTATCCAGGTATTCACCTCTTTCTGAGTTTTCACTGCCGTTACGTTGAGAAGTAGGTTGAACCTCATGGTTGACAGTCTCTCCTCGTAATTTAGACGATGCATATGAAATAGAATGAAAAAGTACAATATTAAAAAGAGATTGAAGACTGTTAGCAAATCCTTGCTTACGCTCTTCTTCACTGTCAGCATTTATAGACTTATTAATATTAATCCCTAATTCACCCAGAGCACCTAATGAACCTAGAATAAAACCAAATACGCCACTGGGAGAGAGAATTAATAATGGCGAGATAATGGTATTAAATCCTCGCAAATCATTTAGCCAGATGTTCTGTAAAATTTCATTGTTTGATGTGATTTTAGTCTCGGCATCTGTGTAACTCCTCTGCCTCATAGCTTCCATAACATGGGTAAACACATCTCCAGAAATCTTGTTTATAGAATATTTAGCAGTGGTAAGCTTAGCTTCGCCTATTTTTTTTAGCGCTCTATCAACCCCCATTAAAATGCCATTCTGGCGATCCTTAAGAGAAAAATGCTTAGCAAGTTTATTAATTTTATTCGGTTCAGATCCTTGCTCATCAATCCATTGATTTAATGCAAGATTATTTTTAAAAACATGAAACGGATCCTCCTCCCCAGGTATATATAAAATTATTTTCTCTCCTTTCTGAAAATAAAAAATATCTGTTGCATCATGACCGTTAATATTAAAAACCATCACTTTGACAGGTAATGATTGCTTTGCCTTACTATAGAATATATTAAATTTTAAAGGGTCCGTTTCTGAAACATCGGATGCTGCACCAGCCATGACAATACCATAATCCTCTTCGGTTATTGCTCCTGAAGCTTTGGCTGTTCTTGCTGCCAGCAAAAATTGTGCTTTCGCTAATGCCTGAACATCGAGTGAATTTTCACCCCAAAAGTCTTTTAACTTATCATTAACTTTCTTTTGAAAATTCATATCCCATATAATATTTTTTAACTGTTCAGGTGTCATTCGGAATTCATTATGTGTCCCGTAGTTACTTTTATCAGGCCCATCACTATAAATCCCTTTTAAAGCATTTAAGCCACCAGGCAATGCCATTTGTTCTTTTGCGCTAAAATTCCTCAATACCATATCAGTTAAAGTAAATGAATGTGTAGGTTTTTCATAGAGGTGCTCCCAGCCGGTGAAACTGGTTGAGGATGACTGCCCCTGATTGAAAGAGTGAAGCCACAGTTTATCAGGATCAACATCAATACCAGTTTTGATTTTTATCTGTTCTTTAAGAAGTTCCTTTGCTATCGCTCTAAGGTTTGGTGTTTTCTCCTTAACATAGTTTAATTTGTTAACCAGCTTTAATGTTTCTCTTTTTGCAATGTCATTAATATAATTTGCATTAACTTCCTTGGTTAAAGGCTGTTTTACCGGTATATTTTCAACTTCTGACCCCTGACCTATAAACGATACACCTGAGTTTCCAACTGTTGTAATCGATGATGACATAACTTTCTCCGTTAAAATTGGTCAACGCCTTTTCTAGGGTGAAACTCTGGAAGCGGATCTTAAGAATTTTGACCTTTATGTTAATCAAATAAGCTATCTGCATACTTGAGCATTTAAAATCCTATTAAATTTTACCTGTTCATATCAAAGGTGTACATGTTGTCTCCATATGGCTGATTTGATCGATTATTTATGACTGAAGTATATTGAGTATTGCGTAGCTAGAATGTTCATTTTTTACCTTTGAGTGTTTGGTAAATGTTCTTTGATTGTATTAGTTTTGTACTTTTTTTGTTGACACAGTTCCTTTTCTTTGATGCGGCAAAGTGTTATTTCAAATAACCACATGTATTGCATATAAAAAATTACTCTATTTCAGCTCGAGGAAAAACAATGCCGAGATCAGAGTCTGCAATGTATACATCTGGTCGCATCCTTCAACTGTAAACGATCCTTATGTTTACGTAGGGAGTTCGGAGAAAAACTCCTTATAAGTTTTTTGTGCAAGTTTATTCATTGACACACTGTCTCTGTGAATCAAAGCTTGCACAAAAACATCCTTTGCAATTTCTAATTAACTGATTTATCTGGTTATTACCTCTGGCATGATAATTGCCCTAATACATGCGGGACATAAACAATATCGCCGGAGGCGTACATGTGTTATTTGGGAATAGACAGTCAATTACCAGGCTGTAGGAAAGAGTGCGATCGAGTCTGGGGAGAAACCCTTAAGGAAATTTTCAACAAGCTTTATTCTTTTATCCGTCGTCGGGTAAGCAACTATGCTGATGCCGATGATATTTTTCAGATGACCTGTCTAAAAACACTACTCTGTCGTTGCAACTATGCAGGACATTCGAAACCTGCCACATGGATATTCAGCATCGCGCTAAACCTCATCAGAAACTACTATGGAGAAAAGAAAAAAGGTACCATTTTCTCCTCATTTGACAACGACCTTGAAAATACTTTGTTCTTTTGTCCAGAGGACGTTTATATTCAGAATGAGCTAGTGTGCAAAACTTTAAACGAAATTGAAAATCTTACTGAGGAAAATCGGCAAATGTTCAAGATTATGTTGGAAGAAGGGAGCTCTTACCAGGATGTCGCTCAGGTTATGAAAATACCTATTGGTACAATCCGTTCGCGCCTCTCCCGCTCCCGGGCTTTGATTAAGAATAAGATGCTTTAGATAAGCACAGAAACCGTAAGAAGTTCATCAATCCACTTTTATCGGTGGATTGATGAATACCAATGGGCGGGGTGAGAGTATGCATACTCATTTTTTAAAATGTGGGCTAAAATCGGCGGTCAGGATCACCAGAATAATCTGAAACAAACCCAGAACCATCTGATACTCAGTATGTTATAAACTTAAATTCGCAGGGGCTTTATCTCCTGGTGACGCTCTGGAAACTATCAGAGCAGACAGATTAAGCTATTTTCTTGATTAGTGTTCCGGAGTCATTCGCCCATGTCGGATAAAAGCCTGCTGGTCCCCGTTCTCCTTACCCTGTTTATATGCGTCGCATTAGGGATATATCTCCGTCTTGATCGTTACTTCTTTCGCCAGGGAAGAAAAAAGAAATAAATATAGCCTCCGGTACAAAATGTGTGGAGGGGGATCCTTTCGCGTATTTAGCCGCTCATTTTTTCCGGCCACTGAACATCCGGCGCAGCACTGACATCCACACGACTCAGCATGATGCGGTACGTTTTCCAGGCCCTGAGCGCCTGCAACTCTTCCGCCGTTGCCATCTCGATATCCACCGCATCCTGCAGCGGCGCTATCGCATCTGCGGCTTCATCAAGCAGTGCTGATTTTGTTTTCTGCGCCTGCGCAATTAACTCCTCTTTCGACCAGCTGCGCGGGACAACTTTTTTACCGTCGAATACCCATTCCCCGTGGTTAATGCTGAAGCCCTCCGGTAACGTCTCGCTGATTTCTGCAACGCTCATCCCCTCGGGGCTAAACATGGAAACCGCATGAATGTTGCCACGCTCCGGCACCGGCTTATCGATGACGGAGCGAATCACATTCTCGCTGTCGTACATGATTTTTATCGTGTTATCCGCAAACCGGGACTGGCACTCATACCAGTCCTGCCCGTCTTCTGATTCGAAAAAACGTATACCGGCAGTGGCATCACCGTATTTTTCAGTGTCTTTTTTGGTGGGCTGTTTTACCCTGAAATTTTTAATATTTTGCATCTTTACCCCTGCGCATTCACCCACCCGCCACGTGTCCAGAACTGAACCGGTTTGTAGCGAACATAAGACTGGTCTTCATTAAAATCCCCGCCGGTCAGCACGTAACCCGCAGGCGCGTCACCGCCCGCGGCCGGCCACCAGGTGGAAATCACCGCGCCCAGCTGCACGCTGGATACAAAGTTCTGTAGCGTCCAGCTCTGAACTTCATCTATACGCTGATTCACCCATTGCCATGTCGAGCGGGTGTTAATATTGTCATCCCGTGCGGCAAGCTGACCATTTGCCCAGTCCCATGTGGCACGGGTATTGATGTTGTTATCCCGCGCGGTAAATTGATTAGCGAGCCATGTGCTCAGCCAGCCACCCCAGATTTCGCCATTGATATTACCGCCAGGCTCGAAAATCGCCCTGCCTGCATAAACGCTGGCGCCTGCGCGAATGGAGCCGTTCGCGGTAAAGGAGTTATCATTGGGGTTAAACATCCAGATATGGTCGCGTCCCTGGTCATCGAGAATATGAATACAGCCAGAGGGAAAATCATTTTTTCCGGAGACCAGCACCCCGTAGCTGATGGCGGCCTGATACCCGGTACCCGACGTCTGCACGGTCGCTTTGGTCATGGGCAGATACACGTTCCCGCCGGCGCTGTAACCGGCGGAATAAAACAGGGCTCGCCTGTCAGCCAGCTGGCCCTGAAAGGCACCACCGCCAGGCCACGCTCCCTCTTTTGTTGAATAGTGACTCGCATTATCGAGCCAGGCCACATCACCGCCCGTGACCGGCACAAATTCCCTGGCGTCATGCGTCGCAATATCCCCCAGGCCGATGTTCCTGCGTGCGGCAACGTTGTCTTTCACATCCCCCAGATTTGCATCCTGACGAAGAAACAGACCATCTCCCGTAGCCACCTTTAGCTCAATATCTGCGGTTTCAGACACGGCAAGGCGGTACTGCAGGTTCACATTGATGCCGCTTTCAGGCTTCTCTATAGCAGCAAGGTTTGCGACGGAGTACAGCTCGCCTTTATCCGTCAGCAGCCCGGCCTCACGCGCGGTGAATCCGCCGACGTTCGCAGGGATAACCAGATGGGCTATAAACTGATTTGACTGTTCAGGAGAAACTGAGAGGTCTGAGATGGCTCCCCGGTAGACTTCATTCACCAGCGTGGTGCTTTGCGGGTCCGGGGTTACCGCCTGCCCGTTGCCATCACCAATCACAAAATCCTGAATAATGACGGCAATGCCACTCGCTATAGCTTCAGCCTCAAGTTCTTTGCCCCTGTTCGTCAGGATGGAATAATATTTTTCTGCCACACTACTCTCCACTTTTTATCACGACATCGATGTAAGCGGTCACCGCGCCACCTGTGTAATACGTTCCGGCCGCACCCAGGTCAGCGACCACATCAATGCTGCTGAGGTCACTGCGCAGATTTTTAGCCTTACCGACCTGGCGACGAATACGGTCATACAGTCCGGTACCAATGTCCTGCTGGCTGTAAACTTCAATGCGAAAGGTGTACGGCGCCTGGCGCGGCGTTTCTTCCCACCACTCCACCACCCGGGTGGGCAGGCTCACGGCACCCAGTGACCGCCGGACCGCCCCGGCCGTTCCCCGGTGCTGATGAACATAAGCCGCATCCTTTATCACCTGCCGCTTTTGCGCCTCACTCCAGCTGTCGTCCCAGAAATCCACCGCAAATTCCCAGGCAAGCCACGGAAGAAGATGAACCGGGCAGGTATCGGGATTTTTCACCGCACTCACCATCCCCGTATCCAGCGCCAGGATTTGTCCCGTTCCCGCCTGCTCCAGGGCGCGCTCCTGCGGGTTATCGCCGGGCGGAAGGAGGGAGCGAAATGTCTCAGTCATTCGTAGCTCCTTTACGGGTGACGTTAATGCCGGTACACCACGGTGCCGCGCCGGCGGCAGCCTCAATGTCTCCGGCAGGACTCAACAGATGCACCCGGACAACGCCGGGCTGCTGCAGCGCGGCGTATACGGCAGAGACAGGGATAAGCGCGTTGATACGATGCGATAACGCCGCGTATTGGGTGACCACGCTGACCGCGTTTTCCAGCACCGTCTGCGCATCCGGGCCATCGGGTATGTCCAGCTCCGCTGTGATGGCATAATTTGTAATCGTGGCGCTCCTGACATTAACCAAATCTGTCAGCGGCCGGACGTCGTCAGCGTTCAGCACGCGATTAACGTTATCGAGCAAAGGCTGGCCGGCGGTTCCGTCTCCCGTTCTCGACAGGACATAAACCTCCACCTCCCCGGGCTTTCCGTGTGTTTCCGGGCCATACGCATCCGCATCCAGCACATCCGGACTCACCTTCGTTCTGGCAAAAAAACGGTAAGCATTACGCGCCCCGGCCGTGTTCAGCTGCGCCCAGGAAAGCTGAATGCGCTCCCGAAAGGCGCTGTCGTCCTCGTTAACCGCGTCGACGGGCGGAACCGCATCCGGACGGGCAGGGATAATCACCAGGCGTGACACGTTGAAAGCGGCCCCCAGCTGGTCCAGGTCAGCCCCTTTCGCGCTCGCCAGAAAAACCGCGCGCACCGCATCATTGACACGCTGAAAGGCCAGGGTAAGTTGCCAGGCGTTGACCTCCCCCTGTTTATAAGCCGGGTCAGACTCCACCAGCGCATCGAATTCCGGATCGAGTTCACGAAGACGGGCAAGCCAGCGTGAAAAAATCTCACCCGCGTCAGGAACAACAATCGCGTCGGGGACATCCAGTTCGGAAAGGTTAATCACGTCATAGCTGCCGGCCATAAATCTGTATGCCTCCCAGGGTCAGCGGTACGTTGCTCTCTTTGTTGAGCCCTTCAATATCCAGGGTGCAGGATGAGGACTCGCTCTGGCTGAAGGACACCCCTACCCGGGTGACCTGCAGGCGGGGCTCCCAACGGGCCAGCGCCGAGGCGGTCGCCGCAATGATGCGCAGCCGGGTCAAATCGTCCCGCGGGTTATCCACCAGTGAAAATAA